CTCGCCGCCGCCTGCGCCCTCGCCGCCGCCTGCACCCTCGCCGCCGCCTGCACCCTCGCCGCCGCCCGCGCCCTCGCCGCCGGAGGCGTCGCCGCCGCCGGAGGCGCCGCCGGCGCCGTCGCCCTCGCCGCCATAGCCGCCCTCGCCGCCGCTGGGGCCTTCCCCGCCATAGCCGCCTTCGCCATAGCCGCCTTCGCCGTAGCCGCCGCCCGCGGGGGCGCTGTCACCGAAGCTGCCGTAGCCGCCCTCGGGGGCGTCATCGAAGGAGAAGCCGTAGCTGTCGACGGGGGCGTCGACCATCGCGTAGGCATTGGCGATATCCTCGGGCAGAGCATCCAAGTTCAGGTCGGATCGATCGCCTTTGGACTCAGTGTTGACGCTCATGCCCATCCCGGGAACGCCGGAGGCGGGATATCCCTGCGACGGCGCGTTCTCAAACCCGGACAGCACGCTGCCCGTCAGCATGCCGCCCTGGGTGCCGGGCACGCCCTCGGGCGACGGCGACGGCGAACTAAAGCCGAGGCCGGGGAAGTCGCCCATGTTGGGCGAGGTAAAGTCGACCCCAGGGAAGTTGCCCGGCATGTCGCCGACCGGCGGCGCGCCGGTGAGGGCTTCGGTGTTGATGGCCCCTTGCGCCGGCGCCTGTCCGCCGTAAGTGGTCGAGCCGAGGCTGACGGCGCCAGGGATGCCGCCGCCTGCGCTTGGGGAACTGCCTCCCGGCGCGGATGTGCCGGACCCGGACGGCGCGCCGCCGCCGGGGGCGCTGCCTCCCGGCGCGGATGTGCCGCTAAAGCCGGACCCGGTCGGCGCGCCGGTGTTCGGCGCCCCCAGGTCAGATGGCGAGTTCACGCCGGAGTACGGGCCGCCCCCCAGATTGCCGTAGCCGCCGGTGTAAGGATCGCCGGTCAGGGTGGTGTCGAACCCGCCGAAAGTCAGGCCGCCGCCCGGTGCGCCGCCGGGAGCGCCGCCCGGCGCGCCGCCGCCATCGCCCGGGCCAAACTGCGCGTTGGGGTCGCCGCCGTAGTACTGCCGCATCAATTCGCGGATGATATCCTCGCGGCTCTGCAACGACATGATGGCGGCTCCTATACGTTGATGCCGGCGCGCCCGAAGGTCGCGCCGATCGCCAGAAGTTCGATTTGCGGCGCCGCCTGCTGCGCGATGGTGACCTGCGTCACCGGCGCGTGCGAAAATCCGGTCTTGCCAATTGACACCCAATGCGTGTTGCGAACCGGCGGCACCGCGGGCGTCGGCTGGTCCCAGTGCCCGGCATCCCAGAGCGCCTCATCCCACACTTCGCGAATGCCGGGGTCCGGGCCCGCGAACGGCGGCGGCGGGATCGTCACGACGTAATCGATCGCGGCATTCAACTGCGGCATGAACGGCTGCGCCGTTGGTGCAGCAAAAATCGCGCGAGACTGGTGCCAGACATTCTGCGCAGATGGCGCCTGGAACGTTTCCCAGCCGCCGACCAGGGTCGCGACATAGGGCATACCGCTATCGGAGCCGCCGATCTCGCATTGGATGATCCGCCCGTCCGAAGTGCCGTAGTACAGCAGATCACGCATCTTGATGAAGCAGCGCGCGTCATAACCGACGAAGCGGCACCATGCGGCGGTGGCGTTGTTCATCACCGCGCAGTAACGCTGTCCCTCCAGGCCTCCCGGCCAAGTGACGAAGATGGCGCCGTAGTCATCCCAGCGTTTCATCGTCCAGGGCAGGTCGGATTTCAGCGCCACCTCCTGCCGCCACATTGATCGTATCGGGTTGGTGATCAGCGCCAAGTCCAGCGTGCCGGCGTCCTTGGTAATCGCCTGACCCAACGGCACGATGCCGTCCACCGTCATGATCAGGACGTCGCCGCCGATCGGCATGTGCGCGTTCATCCCCATCGGCCGGCCGATCGAGTAGACGCCCTGCTGCTGCCAGCCGGTCGGGTCTCCCGGGTTGTTGCCGCTGAAGATTATCAGATCGCCTTCTGTAGTAACAAACACGCACTTGTCGTCGGTGCCCGAGCCGGTATCGCCGCTCCATGTCGCGCCGAACAGCAGGCTGCCGCCGCGCGGGGCGCTGCCGCCGAGCGGGATCAGCCCGAGCGCGCCCTGGTACGAGTCAATACCGAGGTAATAGGCATTCATCGTGCCGCCCTCGATGAAGAACAATCGATTGCGGTACTTCCACACGTAGGTCAGGTTCTTGCCATGCGCGACGTCGCTGCCGGCGGGGCCGGTGATCTGATCGGCGTCGAACGCAGTCCAGGTCGTGCCATCGTAATGCAGCGGCGCGTCGCCGGCGTCGTTGACGGCAATAAGATGATTGCCGCTCATATTGGTGAGTTGGGTGGCGGCGTAATTGCCGCTGCTCTGGCCGCTCTTGGCGACGGTCGGCAACTGCGATGAAACATTCCAGAGAGTTGCCGGCTGGCCGGCGAACATCTGGTGGATGTTGTCGCCAGAGACGTATTCGAAGGCCGACACGATCGGATACCGCAGCGGCGACGACAGCGGCGGCACCGGGGCGTCCCACTCGGAAATATCCCACTCACCCTCGTCCCAGGCGTCGAGGCCGTGCAGGTCGCACCAAACGCGGGTGCCGCCGCGGACCTTGACGCCGCGCAGCGTCGACACCCAGTTGTCCTGGACCAGCGCCCCGCCGGGCGTCATGAAGGCTTGGTTTTCGTTCTGCACCAGCCCGCGCGTCGGCGCCGGCAGCGTCACCGTCTGCAAGGTGTTAGCGTAGCCCTGCTGGACCGGCTGGCGACGGAAGGCGGCGTATGCGGTCATGGCGTTGGCAGCGCCCAGGGATAGGCCGTCACCGGATAGGTGCTCGACGCAGTCCTGCCGCCAATCAGGATCGGCGCCGGCTGGTCGCGGCCGGCGACCGACCAGAGCGCGTCGGAATATGTCCCCATCGCCTCGGCGTAGGGCGACCCTTTGCTCTCTTTCCAGACCCAGGTCAGCAACAGCTTGAGCAGCCGCTCGTCGAGCACGAAGGTGTCGTCGTCGGCGGTGAACTGCGTGTTAGTCAGTCCAGTCGCGGCGATGTTGATGATCTGATTGGACAGGTAGGCAAACGTCGCGGTGGCGCCCGCCGCCAGGATCGGATTGATGTAGATACGGCCCCCGAGCAGGATGTAGGCGCCGCGGCTGTCCCAATAGCCCGACGCCTTGCGGCGCAGCCACTCGTCGTAGCCGTTGATGTACACCAGCGGGATGAAGGTCGAGCGCGAGGTCCAGACGTTGCTGTCGAGCAGCAGCCGCAGGAAGTCATTAGGCAAGGCGAAGCTCTCGGCGACGCCGTCGCCGGTCACGGTCGCGGTCTTGACCAGCGCCGACCAGTCGCGGGTGTCGCGGGCGAGCCGCTGCGCGCATTCGTTGGCGTGGGTCAGTAGCTCCTGCTGCGTGCGCTGGTTATTGATGTTGCCGAACACGGTGGTCACGCGCTCGACGCCGACCACCTGACAAACATCCTGCACAACACTGAGGAGCGACATCGGTCAGGCCGCCTCGGGCTGGTGCGCGGGTATTTCCTTCGCCATGCGCTGCAGTACTTTCAGCGACAGCGACCCGTGCGGTGCGTGGCCGGAATGCGTCGTGATGTAGTCACGCAACTGCTCGATGCTCATGCTCTCGAAGTTGCCGTCCTTCGCCTCGGCCTGCGCCTTGCGCTGGAGCGCGGCGTTGTCCTCCTCGAGCGCCATGTTGCGCGCCCGCAGCGCGTCAAGCTCCGCTTGCGCCTCGATCGCCGGGGCGCCGCGCTTGGCGTTCTCCATATAGGCTTCGGCTTGGTTCTTGTACTCGCGGCCGTACGGCCCGAGGTTCTTCAGCTCCTGGCCGTCGATGTGCGCCAGCGCCTCGACGGTGTAGATGTTGAAGCCGCGAAGCTCGACGCGCTTGGCCTCGGTGAGGAAAGGCACGTAATCCAGCGGCGTGCCGGTGCGGGTCTGGTCGGCATGCGCCTTGAATTGCGCATACTGCCGCGAGAACCGCTCGGCGTAGGTGACCGAGCGTTCCTCGCCGGTGTATGGGTCTCGTATCTTCTCCGTGCAAAGCTCGTGAGCGGGAACGATTTTCACGTCACGCGAGCCGGGCACGCGGATTTCGCAGATTTCGCGGTCGTCGTGAATTGGCCGGCCGGCCTTGGCGCTCTTGTCCTCGTTGATCACCGAGCCGTTCTTGAACAGCGCGATCAAAACGTCATCCGGGTTTCTGATTAGCTGCGGCATTATCGTTCCCTTGTTTCAGGTGTCAGCCGGCGCGGTAGCCTCCGCGCCGGCCGGCCGTGACCCCGGCGCGTGTCTGGGACGCCGGGAATGTTACGCTGCTTCGAGGTCGTTACCCGAGGCAGTGCGGTGGCAAGTAACGACCTCTCCGCGGCCGGCCGCGTAGGCGAATTGTTATTACGCCGCCGGATTTGAGTCCTCGGTTATGGCCTCGCGGCCGTGGTTGGCGTGGAAGCCGTATTCCTTTTCCGCTTGCTTACGAGCGCGAACGGCATCCTCGATGTTCTTGTAGGAGCCGAGGTTTATGAATGTTCGGCCCCGCATGATGTAGGCTTGCCACGTGGCGTCTCTTGCGACGTAGCGAACGCCGGTAGTTCCACTTGTATTGTCCTTGGCTCTTGCAAGGTTGCGGCCGTTTACCGCTCGCGGGACCGATCTAAGGTTGGCCCATTTGTTGTTCTTTCGGTCGCCATCGATATGGTCGACCTCGTCGGGCTCGACGCCAGTCATCCATTTCCAGATGACGCGGTGCGAAGCGTAGTGAACGCCGTCAATGGCTCCGTGCCTGTAACCGTCGCCTTTGACGGCGGCCAAAGCCTCCTGATCGGCCATATGGGAGTTCCATCTATTGCAGGTGTGCTCAGCGGTGTGCCCCCCACTCTTAAACAGCGAAACATCTCGCTTTTTCCAGCGCAGGACACCGCTCAGATGGTCGTAATCCAGAAGCATGCGCAGATACTCTTGCGACGGCAGTTCTCGTTTCATCGGAGCTCCTCCTCGATTGGTTTGTCGCCAACTAAAGAGGAGCTTAGTGCATCAGCTATGTCAAGTAACCCAATTACGCAGCGGGGTTACTGTCATATAGTCGCCAATTATACAAGGGGTTGACCATGGTCAGCTCGCCGGCCCAGCCGATGAACTGCGCGATCGCGTCCTTGTCGATCGGCATCTGGCCGTCGCCGTCGAACAGCTTGTCGAAGTTTCTGTTCGGGTGATAACGCAGCCGCAGGCTGTCGGTGTTAAGCCCGAAAGTTGTATTTGCCGGGCAGTTCGAGCCGATGCCGCCGTCGAGCACGATCTCTGCCCGCTTGCCGCCGCCGATATATTCCAGCGCCGAGAAGCCGAGCTTGCCCATGCTGGTTTCGTTGGTTTGGCGCTGGATTGCGACGGTGGCGGCGTCATAGGCCGCGTAATGCTCCGGCGACATCAGCAACAAGTCGGCGAAGTCACGTCCGCGGCTTTGTTTGGTCATGATGGCGTTGAGCAGCGGCCGGATCGTGGTCGAGTTGACCTGCGTGCCGATCGCGGCGTTATAGCTGTTGGCGTCGAAGGTCTGCGTTCGCCAAATCGTGGCGGTGGCGCGATCGATGCCGCCGTAGACGCCGGAGGTGTTGACGATCGGCACGGCGGTCGCAAGTCCAGTGATCTGTTTGCCGCCGTTTGCCGTGCCATCCGAATAGATACCGGCGTCCATGGTATCTTCGAGGGCTCTCTCCGCGGCGTCGACGTATGCGTCCAGCACATCGATCAACTGGCCTTCGCCCTGGTTGTTCAGGATTTCCTGCATGCTGAGAACGATCGGCACGACGACGAACTTTGGTGAAAAGAACGCGTCATTGAATAGATCGATCGCCGGGTTAAGTAGCTGATCGTAGCCAGAATACCACTGCGCACTCTGCTTGCCGATTTGCAGCGTCTGCCGGATCAGCGGCCCGTGATAGGTCTGCCACAGGCCTTTACGCCGCAGCACCGCGAGCAGCGCATTATTGTTACTAACCAAGTCCTGGTAGTCTTTCGATCGCTCCTCGAGCGTCATCGAGAGAATCTGCTGATAGGCAGCATTCGTAGTGATATTTGGCATCGTCGTCTTGCTCCAGAATTACAGCGACCCGCTCGCCCGCCGTACGGCGTGGGCGATGATGTCGCGGCGTGAGGGGGGCTGCCCGGCGCGGCGCGGCGTGCGGACATCAAACGTGGCCGGGGCGCCGGCTGGCGAACCGGAAATCGATCGGTCGGGGGCGCGGGTCTGAGCCGCTGGAGCGCGGGTCTGAGCCGCTGGATTAGTACGACCGGGAGGGCGCAGGAGGTTGGCGCGGGCGTAGGCACGATCGAGTTGATGCCCGGCGCGCAATTCCTGCACGACGATATCGCCGAACCCAGGCTCGTCTATCCGCGGGTGGGTGGCGGCGAACCGGTCGACCCCCCTTTTCATCTGACGGTACTGGTTGCGATATTGCTGCCGGGCCTGCATGTGCTGCACAACGCCGGCGAGTTGGGATATCTGCTGCGTTAGCTGATTGATGTGGGAATTATGCGCGCTGGTCAGGTTCTGCGTCTGCATCTGCGCGTGCTGCTCGGGCGTGCGCGAGAGCACGTAGTGCGAAATGTCCGCCAGCGTTATCTGCTGCCCGTCCGCCGTGCGCAGGTTCATGTTGCGAACGAGCACATCCAGCCCGCCGATCGGATCGGCGCGCAGCTTGTTTTCCATGCTGACATAGTTGTTCAGCGCGCGATCGAGCGAAGTACCCTGCGAGCGCGCCAAATCGTAGTACGGCCTGATCGGCTTGAAGGCGTTGTAGACCGCCTGCGCCTGCTGATGAAAGTTGCTAAACTCTTTATGCAACCGATGCACTTCGGCGCGAACGTGAATCGGCGCCGCATGCCAGTTTGCTTTGGCGGCTTGGCTCATGCGCGCGAGCGGCTGGCGGTAGGGATCGCTGGCCGGGAGTTGCTGCCCCTGCGGCGCCTGCTGCCGCGCCGGCTGCTGCGCGCGGTCGGCGCGGGGGGCGAAGTGCCCGTGCTCGCCCCGTGCAGGCGGCGCGAGGTCGGCCGACGGCGGCCGGCGAAGGTCGATGCCGCCGGCCGGCGGCGGCGTCTTTTCTTTAGGTGACGCCGGCGCCGGCGCCGCCTGGGCGGCGTCGAGCGGCTCGGGCGGGCGGTTATGGCCGGGCTTGGCTTGCGCCTCGGGGAATGCCTTGCCCTCGCGCGACTTGGTGAAGGACTTCTGGATCGCTTCTCGCCGGCTCTCGGCGCGCGCCTGCGGGCTCGGTGGCGCCTGCGAACCCACGGGGGCAGGAGGGTTTGCCGGGTTCTGGTCGATCACCACCTCGTTCGTGATCCGCGGCGGCGCCTGCGGCGCAGGCGCTTGTGGTGCAGGCGCAGAGGGCGCGGGGGCAGGCGCGATGCCGACATCACTCATTGCGGTGCCTCTTGCATGATGGGCCGGCGCCCGGCGCGGTGCTGCGCGACGACCTTCACGATGGCGTCACGGCGCGCGCGCTTGGTATCTGCGGAAGCAGAGACGCGGCTGGTTTTCAGTCTGGGTTTCTCGGTGCCGACCTCGGTCAATCCGAGGGCGCGGCCGACCGCGCGGAACGCGCTTTTGGACTCGTAGAAATGCCCGTCGACCTGCTCAGTCGCCGGCATTGCGTCGGAAATAACATGCGGGCACGGCAGCGCCGAGCGCGCCGGTGGCGTCACACTATACGGTTTCGCCATGCGCCAGCGATTTGGCGCGACTTCCACCAAGTCCATGTCGACCCCTTGCCGCCTGCCGATCGCCGGACGCTGCCCGCCCGGCGATCGGTTAGTGTTTAATCCTTACCTTTGCTGCGCATGCGCCTTGTTCCGCTCGCGTGCCTCGTCCGCCACATGCTGATGCTGCCTCTGCGCTTCCGCCTCCGCTCCGACCGAGCCCCGCGGCTGCGGCTGCTCGACATCCGGCGGCTCGTTGATCGATACGGCGCCGTCGATGCCGACCGCGCGGTTGATCGAAGTAGCCGGCGCATAGGGCGTCACGCCGCGGTGCCCGGGATTGCCGGTAATATCCTCAAGGTCCAGCGTCGACTTATGTGCGGGGCGCTCGCCGGCCTTCACGTCCAGCACGTTGCCCGGCATGTTATGAGGGTCAAGGCCGGGCTGTTCGATATTCTCGTAGCCGGCCCGTACCATAGCATCGATTTCGCCGCGGTCGATCCGGGTATTGGCGGCGCCCTGCGCCTTTTCGTTACGTTCGCGCTCGGCCTTGTGCTGGGCGTCCTGCTGCTCGTGGAATTTTCGCGCGGCATCGGCGGCAGAAGATGGCTGCGGCCGGCGCTGCTTATCGTCATGGTCATGCTCGGTGTGCTTGGTCGACATGTCCTCGGCTCCTTTACCTTCGCGCTGCCCACGCGGTAACCAGTACCGCATTGGCAGTGTTCCACGCACGCGCGTTAAGCCGCGAGAAACTCGAACGGCAGCGGTGTCGAGGTCAGCGAGCCGTTGCGCACCTTGACCTCCACTACCACCGGCGAAGCCCATAGCGACGGCTTGACGCCGGTCGAGAGCGTACCGTCGACATTGAGCGTAGACGGCTCGTCATGGCCAGCGAAGTGAATGACCGAGCCGGGGAAGAAGTTTGTGCCGTGAACGAACAGCGTGAAGTCGGCATCGCCGATCATGCAACTGCCCGGCTCCAGAAAATCCAGCATCGGTCGCACGTCGTCGACATGCAGCGGCGGCGTCGGCTCGTTGATGGATTCGACATTACGCTGCGGCAGCGAAACATCTTCCGGCTCATTCAGCGACTTGAACGGATTGGTGGGCATCGCCCGCGCTCCTTCATATCAGTATGCACTCAGTCGCCTCGTCCCAGCCGCAGTAATCACAGCGTTTCGGCGCCACAACGTCTGCGTCGGTATGCTCGTAAAAGAACGTCGGCATCCGGCACAACAGGCAATGCCAGATCACGAACGGGCTATAGCCGCGCACGTGATCCCAGCAGTCGTCGCACCAGCGCAGCGACCCGCAAGTCTTGCAGGACGTTTCGCGCTGCCGACCCGGCTCGCCGGTAAGCTCGAACCGCATCGCTCATGTCCACGTAAAGACCTGCGGCGCAGTCGTGACTACACCGCCAGTGACGACCGTGACATTCCACGGCCCCGCCGAGGTCTTTTTCGGAATGGTTGCAGTGAGCGTTGTTGAGTTAACAAACACGGTCGGCGCCGCCACGCCGTTGGCGTAGACCACGCTTTGCTTGGTGAAGCCGGTTCCGGTCACCGCCGTGAGCGCGACGGTGCCGCTGGCGCCCGAGGCCGCCGTCGTCGGCGTGATCGATGTCAGCGTCGGATTGGTTGCCGGCGACAGGCTCGAGGCATGCGAGGCGTTCGGGCCGGCGGCGATCGTCGCCGCGGTCTGGACCGGGCCGGTGCTGACCGTGACCAGCGGCCCCGCCGGATTGTAGACGCTGGCGCTGTAGGTTTGCGTCACAGCAACCTCGGTGCCCTTGCCCTCGGCGTCGAGGCTCGGGAAGTTGGCGTTGTCGGCCGAGGCGAGCTTGGCGGCAAAAACAAGGCCGGAGGCCGCCGCGCCGTCGTCGACCGCGGCCTGCGAGGGCGAGGTCGGCGGCGTCGTGCCGAGGAAACTGAAATTTGTGGGAGGCGTCGGATTGGTCGGCGTAACCGTCAGCGGATTTTGCGCCATGGTGTCGTTCCCCTTGCCTTACTGATAAGCCGGCGGCTCGGCCAGACTGCCCATCTGCGGCGCCATCAACAGGGCGCCGGCTCCGGCGCCCCCGGTTAAGATCATATCACGCGCCGTCTCGGGCGATACACCGAGCCGGCGCGACGCCTTCGCCATCTGGTCCGCCATCAACTCCAGTTTGGGGGCACCGACCGGCGTATCGACGCCGGTCGCGTGCGCAAACGTATTCCACTGAAGCGGCTGCGTCTGCCCGGCGTACAGCCCGAGCGGCTTTGAGATTTTCTCCCGGTACCAGGGCAGATGCGTCATGTATTCCGACATCGATAGCTCTTTACCGACGCTCTTGGGGCCGCCGGTACGTACGTCAGCGAAGCCGGTCGAGCGCGCGATATGACTGTCCTGCACCGGATAAGTCATCTGGTAGCCCGTCTCGGGCGTGCCGTGCGAGGGCAGATACGTTGTTACTTTCGGGCTCTCGCTCTCGTAGATGTTGCCCCGATCGCGGAACTTCTGCATGGGAAGCGCCTGCGATGTGGAATGATAGGCGTGCCCAGGGAAATACATCATATCCGGCGGGAAATCCGGCATGCCGGCGCGTTTACCTTCCGGAACGCCGCCGTACTTAACAAAATCCTCGAAACGGTTCTGTTTAGCCAGCCAGTGCGCGCCGGTCCCGCGCGCGATCTCGGTCATGACATTGGCGGCCGGCGAGGCCATGCCGGTGTAGTTAATATAATCCCAGTACGCCCGCGGCGCCGCCTCGGCGCCGTGCAACTCGACCATCTTATGGTAGAGCGGGTCCATCATGTACCAGTTGATAGTCGTGCGCAGCTTGGGGTCTTGCAGCGCGAGGCCGAGCGTATCGGTCAGCCGCTGCGTATTCTGCGGCGTCATGACGTTGTTTGCCGCGTAGCTGTTATTCTTGGCGCCGGGCGGAATAATGTAGCCGGGCTGTAAGTCGCCGGCGCCGCGCGCCCTCGACATCTCGTAAAGATCATCACGAGTAACGCCAAAAAGCCGCTTAAGCCACGGGCTCTCGGGCGCCCAATTGGCGCGCGCCGCCGCCACGATCTCGCGCGGATTAGCGTAAATCCGCGGATACATCATGCGCTGCGGATCGGTCACCGTCTGAATACGCGAATTAGCCGGCGCCTCGTAGCCGGCATTCACCGGGCTATCGATCGGCGCGTAGGGGCGCCGCCGAACTGGCGTCGCCAGCGCCCCAGCGATACCGGGCGCCTCGAAGGTCGGCTGCACCAGCCGGCCGCCGGTCGCGCCGAGCGCGCCCGCCGGCGCCCCGCCGCTCACGCCGCGGGCAATCATGCCCATGGCGGTCTCGGCCGCCCAGTCCGCGGCCTCGCT